CCAGCAGATAGAATAGTGAATACACTTAGTATCCTTCATCCATTCTTCACGCGTTCCTAAGAAGAAGCCAACCTTTAAGTTGACTCCTTTTAGATCGTGCAGTATAATTCTATCTTCCTCCAAAGTCATAATAGTAGTCCTCTCTTACATCATAGAAATCATGAGACACTACCTGTGAGTGCATCTCGTCGTTCTTTTCAAACAAATTCTGAATAATGAAGTAGTGTTCCTCTTCATAAACATTCAGTAGTTTAAACTTTCCAAACTTAAGCGGAATCTTTTTAATTACTTCTTTAATGTCTTCTACATTCTCACAGTAGTCAAATGCTGCGCGCACTGCAAGGATAGTTCTCATCGGCGATTCTAAAACCTGACGAAGCTTTGTATTCATAATATGTAATCCTCCTTATTTATATTATGATTACATTATACTTCATTATGCTTATCTTGTAAATAGTATTACTGCACGAAATTATTTTAATTACTTATATAAATAAGCCGACCATCAATCGATAGCCGGCCAATTAAATCAATCCTCTTCAATTTCGAGAGCTTCTAGCTTAGAGTGAGGAATCTCAAGCTCCTTCTCGATAGCGTCGAAAAGATAGCGGCTAAGCCAGCTAACCTCCGCGGCAGTTAGACCCTTTGCCTTAAAGCTAATTTCATAATCCTGCGAATCTACTGGTTCTTCTTCATAGTCATCCCACTCATCTTCATAGTCAGCAGGCTCAGGCCAGTCTTCAACCATAGGTTCATCTTCAGGAATACGCTTTTCAAAGTCTGTCATATTATCTTACCTCTCTTATTTAATTATTACATCATCAATTTCTTTGTCATAGTAAAGCTCAACAAAAGGTTCAGGCCACTGATTAGTGCTCAGAGTGATCGTAGCTGAAGAGCTTATCTTACTCAGAAGCTCCTGCAGTTCTCTTACGTTTCTCGCTGTTCCGATATACTTTTCCATAAGTTAATCCTCCTTCTGCTGCACCACAGGATTAGAGAGCCTGCGATAGATAGTACCAAACTTTAGTTCCAGATCCTGCAGCCAAAGTAAAAGACTTACGTCAGCAGTCTCTGAAGCTACATAATCTATGATCTCAGAAAGATCTTCTTTAGCTTCCTCAAGAAGCTGAGTAGTAGGTTTAATCATCTTATGTCCTCCAACTTCTTAAGTCTTTCTTCATACTTCTTCATGACCTCGCGGTCGATCTTATTTGCTGTCACGAGTTCCTGCACGAGTTCATACATCATGTCATCCCTCTCCTGCTTCTTCTCGAGCAGCTCAATACGATCTTGGAGGTGGTTAATAAAAGACATAAAAGACCAAATGATAAAGCCGAGGAAGTAAATATTAGCGGTCAGCATATTAGACATTACTTCGTCGAGTGCTTCTACTGTCAAGACCTCAGGCGCAGGCTTGAAAGCATAGATACAACACATGATCAAACAGAACAAAGCAACAAGCAATCTAAACCATTGTGTTTTGAAATAACTTACCATATCAATACTCCTTTTAATCCTTAAATGAAATTGCGGCAACTTCAGACATTGCGATGGTAGTTTTACCGAAAGTGAATTGTCCCTTGTCGGAAGTAGGACTAGCCAGGTAGTTCTCTACATCCTCTCTGATTTTCTCGATAGCTCTGAAGATTCTAGTATCCTTACGATCGAACTTGATAGAGTCTTCTACTTTTACCCCGGACTTCAGGATACAGGTCAGTGTTACTTTCTTCTTCATTAGTTGTCCTCCTCATACTTAAATCTTTCTACTTTCATATCTTTAGGAGTACGAAAGCCCAGGTACTCATTGTTATACAGTGCAGCTCCACACCACCGAGCAACTCTCTTGCCGGGAGCATCTACGAGGTACCAGATGTTGGGGTCTTCCTTCAAGCTGACTCTATAAACTTTAACTTTCATTATTCTTCAGCCTCCCCAATAATATAGAAGTCTCCGGTTCCGAGTTTATCCGAAAGTCGATTAGAAGCAATCCTTACTGCTTGAGTTCCAGACTCTGCCATAACGTGGATTCTGTATTCCTTACCTCCAGCTTTCTTGAAGCCGATAATAAACTGTTTATACATCTTCTTCATCCTCCGGCATAGTAGAGTTAATCATTCTTTTTCCGCAGTTAGGGCAGAACTTAGAATCGGTACTTCGGCCTCTGTAGTCATTAAGAGCAGAAGCAAAGCAACTGGAGCAAGCAAACTCTAAGGGTGCGTTCAGCACTACGATCCACTCAGCTTCAGTATCCTTAAGTTCTTTAGGCTCGACTACTGCAATAACTTCCCAAGTTACATCTTCTGAAATCTTATTTCTCTTCCAGATCCAAGCAGCCTGCTCTTCTGCCTTTTCTTTCCAGTGATAGATCTGAGCTTTTCTGATCTGCTCATCGAAGAGGTTCGCACCGCACCAGTACAAACCAGTGGAAGTTTTGATTACCCAATTTCCTTTAGTCTTCATTGCTTGCCTCCCAAGAAATATCCAGCCAGCAAGGCGAGTCAAAAGATGCCGGAGTGAGCAATACACTAAAGCGATATTCGTCTCTCAAGATTTCGGCAATCCTTTCTGCAGCTCTCTGATCTCTGGAATCTACAATATCTACGGTCGTTCCAAAGAGACCGTCATTAACTGCCTCCCGTACTTTGTCATCTACGGTGTTAATAACAAACTCCTTTGCTACCTGATCAAGCTTTTCTTTAGTAGCTTTATTAGCTTCATATGCAGACATCATAATCAAGCCTCCTGAAGCGTAGATTCATCCCACCAGCCAGTAAAGCCGTTAATCTTATACTGGTTTTTTCCGTCGGGGTGTACTCTACGGTCTGTGATCTTTCCGCCAATAGCAGAAGAGGCATTGCCGAAACCGCCGGATCCGAAGATAGCTGAAAACATATCCGTGAACTTAATCTGTACTTGAGTACCTTTCTTAAACTTGTAGTTCATGACACAATCCTTTCTATTTGGCTCATATTCTCGCCGTATCGCGTTTAAGATCTTAGGCCCTAGTACTTAGCTTAGCAAAGCCTTAAACGCGATACAGAGCGAATTTGTGGCGTTTATGCGAGTCCTTGAAAACAGGTCTCAGGAAATACCGCTTCTTCGCCTTCAATATAATAATGGGGTTTATTGTTGTAGGCGAGTGCTCGTCCTGCAATCTTTACAGTAGTACCTGCAAGATCCTCAAGTCTGCAGGTAGGCGAGTGAAACTTATCTTTAAACTTTACTACATCGCCTGCGTTGTACTTAAACTCAATGTTTCTCACTCTTCTTGTACTCCTCTTCAGTGATTTCAAAGATTTCGTAGTCCATAGGATTGGGAACATCAATAGCAGGAAAACCTGTGCCCTCGTAAGTAAAATACATACGATAGCCATTTTTAGCTTTTGCCACAAAGAAACGTTTACTCATTTTATGTAATCCTCCAAGTTTCGTTTACATTTATATTATACAATATAATTACTACGCAGGTATTATATAAATGTAAACGAACCGTAAACAAACTATCTTTTAAAATTTGCCCAAACAACTTCATTGATGTCATCGTTATCTTCGGGCATATAAACTACTTCAGTATACTTAAGCCCAGGAATTTTTTCTGCTGCAAGTCTCTCTGCTCCTGTGATAGCATCTTCCATAGAAACATAGGCACAGACAGGAGTCAAGTTATCTTTAGATTTTCCGGCATTCACGATGTAATCAAAAGTCTTATTCATCTTCTATCTCCTCATTAAGGTTGTCGAAACAACCCATCTTACGAAGCTCTTCTTCAGAGTAGTCGGAGTAGTCTTCATCTTCCTCGTCCTCTTCAAAGAGTTCATTAGCTTCAGCCATTTCTTTTACGTCGTCTTCGCTCATCCACTTAAGAGCCATAAGAAGAACATCTCTGGGATTAAGAACTCCCTCGTCTACGAGTTCCATAACTTTGTTAGTAGCTCCGCGAACAGATGTAGTAGGTCTTATTAAATCATCTCTCCAATGTCTTATTAAAGGTTTCATATTTAAGTTCCTCCGTTCATTTATCTTACATTTATATTATAACATAGGTCCTGACAAAGTGTGCTAACAAATTTAGTGTAATTTGTAAATAAAATGTAAATAAAAAAGAACCCTGAAATTTAATCAAGGTTCTTTGTTTTAATTATTCTTCTTCGTTTACTACAGTTGGAATAGCGTGCTCTGGCGTTACTGTCAAAGAAACATAAAGAGACGTTGGGCAGTCGATAATACCTTCGACGGCCAAGAAAGGTCTGGAGTCGTAACCAATCTCACCCCAATATTCATATTGCCCAATACCGTCATCGTCTTCTTTAACGCTAGTAACTTCACGTACTTCGCCGGTATCACAATCTCCCCAGTCATAAGCTTCGATAGTAACTGAGTAGCCGTCGATAGAAACTGTCTTGGTTGGAAAAGCTTTTTTAATGTCTTTCATGACAGTATCAAAGTAGTCTGGGTCCTCTGGCGTACCCCTGTCATAGTTCTCATCATCAATACTGCAAGTCCAGTAAGCCTCTCGGCCAACGAGTACGTACTCTGTTGGCTCTACATAAATATCAAGGTCGCCAGTCATTTCGTCTGGCACGATATTATCCTGACCATCGTCAGTTAATCTAAGTTCAATATCGGGTGCGAATAAGTGTTCTGCATTAACCTTATTGATAATATCATCAGCAAACTTCTTAAGCTCCTGCGCAGACAGCTCTGCAAAATTTTCTATTAACATAATATATTCTCCTTTTAGTTGTATTTAAGGGCTAAGCTTAATACTACATAATTTAGCAATAAGTTTAGCCCTTTATTTAATACTTATTATGCGACAGACTTTCTTTTATTAGACCCATGATAGTACATGCCGTGAACTACTGCGTCGTAGCAAAGCCTATCAATTTCTTCTTTAGTTTTACAAGCCTCAAGCTTTTTAGTAAAACGTTTCTTAGCGTCTGCTTCGATATAGGCAGACATAATAATTGCTTTAACAGTATTAATCATGTCACTGACAGAAATACTGTCTTCTTTAACCATTAACTTAATAATGTAAGTGCTTTCGCGAAGTTCCTTAGAGTAGCAGCCGTTAACTTTAGTAAGATCCATTTTTCATTTCCTCTTTTGTAAAATATGTATTCTGTAACCTTCTCGATTACATTTATATTATATCACAAAAAATTGCTTTTGTAAACTAGTAAAGCGCACAGACTTTTATAAATTTTTCTGTGCGCTTTTAATAATTTATTAAATTGATATTTTATTAAAAATCAGGAGTAAGCTTATCAGGTCTGAAATCCTTAAAGACCGGGAAGCGAAGTGAAATGCCACCGTCTGCATTAGTAGTTTCCTCGAAGTACTGGATCTCACAGATTCTACCAAAGTAGTAATCAGGGTCCTGCCAGATCTCGTTTCTCTGAATGTCTGAAAATCCAGAGCCAACCTTTACGATGTTCCCATCCTTGTATCGCACGAGGATCGCGCCGAGAACTCCAGCAAGTCTTCCGGAACCTTCTTCGAAGCCGACAATCTCGAGATCAAGAGTATTCATCTTCTTTACTTTCATAAGGTTCCAAGTACGACCGAACTCGTAAGGAGCATCACAGATATTGATCATGACTCCCTCTTCCTGATTAGCGAGAGCTTCATCGAGGTACTCAAGAACTTTAGAAGTATCCTCTCCTCTGTAAAGTTCCGGCAGAACCTCGAAGTAGGTATGAACTCCGTGGCTAGGACCGTATTTGAACAAACCTTCGAGGAGAAGTCGTCTTTCGATGTAGTCATGAGTACACTTCTGAGCTTTCCATTCCTCGAGGGACATTGCATCGAAGCACTTCATCTTGAGTCCATGCTTCTCTCCGTCTGAACGAGTAATCTTCATCGCTCTCTTATAAGCTTCCTTACTCGAAATTCCTTTGTCATTGAGAATAGTAATCTCACCATCAAGAACAGTTCCCTCAGGGAAAGTCTCAA